CTCCGCAAACACCTCCGGGACGGTACAGGCGGTCCGGGATCAGATCGCCGAGTTCGTGGCGAGCCGCAAAGACTGGGCATCACAGCATGCCGAGACCATGCAGGCTTTCACCGCCACGCAAGAGAAACAGCTCGGACCTCAGCCCGGCCAGATAATGAGCAAGGCCGACGTCGCCGGGTTTGCCAACGCCGTCACCTATGCCATCAGTCCGGAGACCGGGAAGCTGACCGCCTATATCGGATCGGCGGGTAAGCAGCTTGAAAAGCTCGCCGTGAACGGCGGGACAGAAATATTAAACTCAGGATATACTTTCAATAACACGGTGTCGGGATCGGCGTTCAATTTCGAGAGTCGGATTGCCGCCGCCTCCGATACTGCTGGCATCCTGCAAGTAGGGTACGGCCAGCAGGCGGGAGAATACCAGCTCACCAATGCCGCCCAGGTCGGCCAGGTCACAAAGGCCGCGACTGGAGAGGCGGCGTCAACATTCAAGACCAGCGTCTACTCGTCTGGTGTCGATCTCGAAGAGCGGGCCAAAGTAGCAGCGTCGTACCTGGAGCGGGGCGGGACGATCTCTCTCGATTCGATCAAGGAAGCTCAGTCTATCTGGAGCGGGGCGATAAATCAAACCGCCGCGGCCTGGAAAAATACGGTCCTGACAACGGCGCAAACCGTCAGCACGATTGATCGAGAAACGGCCGCGATCAATGGCCAGGTGGCAACCTCCAGCAGCTCGATCGCAGGCCAAACGACCGTGCAGGCGGCGATAACAGCCAGCAGCATATCGCAAACCGCAAGCCAGATAGCCGCCAGCGCCCTCACATCTTCAGCGAATACTTTTGCCATGAGTGCCTACTCGTCTGGCGTCAATTTTGAGGAACGGGCGAGGATCTCGGCGAGTTATATCGAGAGCGGTGGGGCTTTCGCTTACGATCGGGTTATGGCGGCGCACAGCTCCTGGTTCTCGGGGGTGGATGTATCAGCCGGGATATGGAAGACAGCCGTCAAGGAATCGGCTAACGATCAAAAGTCTGTCCTGGGGGCGGTCCTGGGATCGCTGGCGGGACTCGCCAAAGTCGTAGGGTGTGCGGGGGGGACCTGTTACACCGCTGGCGGAGGGACGACGAGCGGGCAGGGGTACAGTTACTCGGCTGGCGGGATGTGTGAAGAGTTGGGGGGTCCGATGCATGGCTACAATGCCCTCATATATACAGCGCCCAACGGGACTGTCTACGCGATCAACCCGATGACTCTTCAATCGTCGGGGGGCGTCTCGGGGGCGATTTCGTCGGGGGGCGCGACGGTGTTATCGACGTCGTCGGGATCGTCATCAACCACCACTAGCAGCGTCACCCCAACAGTATCGAGCGTATCCCAGGCATTGGCCAGCAACCCGTATAGTAGCAGCAACGTTACACGATTCGCCAGCGGCGGCCAAACCATCGACGGCCCCCGGCTCGCCATCGTCGGAGACAACCCCTCCGGCCGAGAGGCGATCATCCCCGACGAGGTCTGGGGCGGGAAAGGTGGCGGGTCCGTGACGGTCATAGTGGAGCTGGACGGCCGCCGGATCGCAAAGACGATCGCCCCCAGGATGGCCGACGAGATCCGGGTCGTAGCCGGGCCGAGGGTGAGGTGATGACCCCCATTTCGGCCCGTCAACCTATACCGTCACGGCCTGAAAAGGTACTCATAACGAGGGGGCTATATAAATGCTAATCACCATCGCAGACGTNCCNCTCTGGTCCGGCCTCCCTCCTGCCGCCGTCACCTTCGAGACGCTCGGCCTGGGAGAATCGTTTGAGTCGCTCGGCCTAGACGAGACCTTCGAGACCTTGTGGTGGACATGCGCCTGGGATACCGGGATCGCGTCGGGGTCGTTCGTCCTCTCCGACAGGCTGGAGGAGAGGAGCACTTGCAGTTTCACGGTGAATGACACGGCCCTCGCCTGGGCGTTCCGCCAAAGCCAGAGGGTCTCCATCACCGACTACCTGGGGGCCCTGATCTTTTCCGGGTATATCGATCGGGTCGAGGAGCACCTGGAACCAGGGACCGGGATGGTCCGGCATACCATTGACTGCATCGATAATCACTATCTGGCCGACAAGAGGATCGTCGCCTATTCGGCGGAGGAAGAGACGGCCGGGGATATCGTCCGGGACCTCATCGACGAGTATCTATCGTTCGAGGGCATCGTCGCCGGAACGATCGAGGACGGGCCGACTGTCTCGGAAGCCATCTTCGCCTACATCCCGGCATCCGAAGCCATCTCCGACCTCGCCGAGCAGGCCGGGTTCACGTGGTGGATCGATCAGTGGAAGGCCCTCCACTTCATGGCGAGAGGATCCAACGTCGCCCCCTGGAACCCCACCGACGAGGACATGATCGCCGGGACGGTCATAGTCGAACGGAAAAGCGAAGAGTACCGGAACCGCCAGTACGGTCGTGGGGGGTCTCGCCGCCACCTCGGAGCAGACCGAGACCTTCACCGGCGACGGCCAGGTGACGACCTTCTCACTAGCCTATCCTGTCAAATCGATCACCTCCATCAAGGTGAACGACGTTGCTCAAACTGTCGGGATCCGGGGCGACTCCGGGAAAGACTTCTATTATGCCGAACAGCAGGCCAGCGTCAACCAGGACCCGATGGGTGTTAGGCTGGAATCGGTCGATATTCTCGAAGTCAAATATATCGGCCTCTTCGACGTGATCGCCGTCTCGGAGGACGCCGCTGCGGTCAACCTCCGCCAGACCGCCGAGCTGACCACCGGGTACGTCGAGGCCGTCGCCGTGATGCCGGAGGTACAGGACCAGATCCAGGCTGAGAACGTCGCCGCTGCAAAGCTCACCAAATATGCGATCGACGGCTCCACCCTGAGGTTCATCACCCGCAAGTCGGGCCTTTGCGCCGGTCAACTCGTCGAGATCACCCTCCCCGAACACGACTACGCCGCCGAGGAGATGCTTATCCAGGAGGTCGAGGTGACGGAGGAGAACGGGTACGAGTGGTACGAGATCGAGGCCGTCGCCGGACCGGTGGGGGATAGTTGGCAAAAGTTCTTCACCGCCATGCTGGCCTCGAATATCGCCCAGGTGAAGAAGTCGGCCGCCGGATCGGAGCTTCTCATAAGGATGCTAAACTTCTCGAAGACGTGGGTTGAATTAGACGATCCGAATCTTTTCAATGACATATATCCCGATTCGGGGGTGGTTCCAGACGGGGGGAGTTATCCGAGCTTCGACGAGGACGACCGGGTGAAATATGCCGCTCTCTACGATGTCGGAGGGGAGGTCTTCAGGAAAGCCGTAACCACGATCACCGGCCAGGCCGCCGGATCAAAAGGGATAATTACAGTCACGCTCATAAATGCATCCGAGGCCGTCGATGAGGTCGTCACTCATATAGGCTGGTGGGGTGGCGTTGAGGCCGCCAGCGGCTCGGGGACCGGGGTAGAGCTGGATAAGCAGGCGTATTCGAGGGAGAAGACCTCCCTGGAAGCCTGGCAGATCAGGAAGACCGACTCGAAGGGGTGGGCTTAATGGGGTACGTCAAAGTCGGATGGAAAGAGACCGTGGCAATCACGGCGGCGAGACTCAACGCCATGGAGACTCAGTACGACGAGTTCTATTCGGACTTTGAGGCTCACCACCACGACGACAGGTACGACACGAAGGCGGGGATGGACGATCTCTTTTTCCATGCAGGGAACGATGGGCCGGGGTCTGAGATGGACGCGGCGACGGTGGACGGGTACTCTGCATCTCAGATCGTGGCGGCGGCCTTTCCGGGAAAGGGTATCTGTGCCTGGAGTGGTGAGGTCGGATCGATCCCGGCCGGGTTCGTGTTATGTAATGGAGCCAACGGGACCCCGGACCTTCGGGGCCGGTTCCTGGTGAACGTCGGGACCGGCTACGCACGCGGGGCGACGGGCGGGTTTGCGACGAGGACGCCGAGCGCATCCTTAGTGATCGCCTCCCATATTCTGACCACCGCCCAGTTGCCAGTACACGACCACGAATATACAGATTATTATGCGTCCGGTTCGACGGGCTGGTTGTGCATGACTCCATCTTACGCGGCCGATCGGGATAACACAAGCCGGAACGCCACAACGACCAACGCGGGCGGCGGGTTAGGTCATGGTCATCCCGGATCGACCTTCACCGGGGTTATCTACGATAACCGGCCGGCGTGGTTTGCCTTGTGCTTCATAATGAAAGAGGTGATCGCGTGAGCTACGTTCCGACGGTCTGGAGCCGCGAAACCCTACTATCGGCCCGTCGTCTCCAGCACGCCGACCGCCAGTACGACGAGGCGAAGGACTATTTGGACGGTCATGACCACGACACCTTATACTACACCAAAACGCAGGCGATAGCGCGGTATTATCATCTTGATGAGGGCGATACCGTCCCGGCGGGGTTGGATGCTGACACGGTGGACGGCCAGCACGCCACCGACCTGATAGGAGATGCTCTACCCGTCGGGGTGGTGATCGCCTGGCCTGAATCTGATGGCGACGTTCCGCCGGGCTGGAAGATTTGTAACGGTCAGTCCGATACCCCGGATATGAGGGGGCTCTTTGTGATATCAGAGGGGCCGGGCCTCGCCAGGGGAGCGACCGGGGGCGTGGCTTCAGTGACACCAGCCGGGACCGTAACAATAGCTTCCCATGCCGTCACTGTGGCGCAGATGCCGAACCACCGCCACCCCTACAGCGACCTTAGGCCAGGCGGGGCGGCTCTCGGCGTGAGATGTCCGGAGCAAAACGAGGACTATTTCGCCACCGGGGAAAGCGAATATACGGGACTTACGACCGGATCGGCGGGGAGCGGCCAGGCGCACGGCCACCCAGACAGCTATATTTCAGGGTCGGTAGCGCTAGACAACCGCCCCCCGTATTATGCGCTGTATTTTATAAAGAAGGTGGCATAATGGTATACATAAAAACGGTTTGGGCCGTCGATACGGAGATAACGTCAGCCCTTCTCAACCATCTTGAAACTCAGTACTCGGAGGCGAAGGGTGACGTTGACAACCACAACCACGGCGACGACTACTACACCAAAGCCGCCGCCGACGCGAAGTTTTGGAGGGCGGGGAACGTCGGGGCCGGATCAGGTTGTGATGCCGACACGATAGACGGAAAAGAAGCCTCATATTTCGACGGGATCGGAGCGGCATCGGGAATTGTTACCTGGTTTGACGGTGAGGTCGTCCCTGATGGGTGGGTGGCGTGCAACGGCGAGAACGGGACCCCGGATTTACGATCAAGGCTCCTCGTCGGAGCTGGCGGCGACTACGTGGCGGGAACGAGCGGAGGAGCGGCATCGATCACGCCGGAGGGGTCGATCACTGTCGCCACCCACCAATTGACTTTAGACCAGATCCCGGCGCATGGTCACAGTTACACCGACTATTACCCGCCAAACCTGGCGTTCTATCCCTATACGGCATATAGTTGTAGGAGCACGTATTCGACGGCGGATAGATACACCGGTTACAAAGGCGGGAACGATCCTCACGGCCATGCAGGGAGCACCTTTACCGGGACGCCACAAGAGAACCGGCCGCCTTATTATGCTTTGAAGTTCATAATGAAAGGGTGATAAAAAGATGGATATCGACACGGTAAATCAAGCCTACAAAGCCGCCACCGATCAGGCGAACGTCGCCTATCAGGCGCGGCTCGACGCCGAAGCCGCCAGGAGAGCCCTCGCCGACGCCGAGCGCGAAGCCGTCGCCACCGCCCAGAGGTACGGGGCCGGTCCCGACAAGATCCAAGCCGTCGTCATGACGGAGACGAAAGAGGCGCGGGCTGCCGCCGATGCCGCTGCACTCCGGGCCGAGGATGAGGCTCACGCCCTCCGGCTCCTCCACTACGAACTCGACCGGATCAGGACGGTCGTCGATCTGGCGAAGATTTCTGGGGGGGTATAGGGTGGTCACTCCTCGGCTCGGCATGACCAAGAACGCCGCCGGGACGACGCTCGCCCAGCGGGTGACGAACGACGCCGCAAACCTGGACCTGATCGATGCCGAGACCGTCCTTTACCTCCAGGGCGACATCGGCGACATACCCGCCGCCGGCGTGGAGGGCCGGATCTATTTCGCCGAGGACGAGGAGCTATGGTACTGGGATGACGGAGCGGCATGGGTTGAGATGGGGGGAGGGAGCGGCGATGGTGATGTCGTCGGCCCGGCCGCGAGCACCGCAAACAACGTTCCTCAATGGGATGGTGAAGACTCGAAGACACTGAAAGACGGGCTCGGCCTACACACCGAAGTCGGGAGCCCAGGAACAGATACCGATCTCGTCACCGAACAGGGGATCAGGGAAGAGTTCGCCCTCCATCAGCCGATGGGAACGCTCACCACCCAAAATGATATCTATNTGAGGGGAGCGGCGGCGGTCGAAAGGCTGGGGATCGGAGAGCAGACCGTCGTTGGGCGAATCACCGGCGGATCGATCGCGGCCCTCACCGTGGCGCAGCTCCAGACGCTCATATTCGGGGCGGCGCTCCCCGAGAACGTCGCTATCATCCTCGATCCGGCTCTCTCAGCCGACGGGAAGTATTCGGCGGTGGCTATCGAGACAGGGACGGCCGGGGCGACACTGGCGTTCGGCCAGATTTGTTACCAGGCCGTAGCTACCGATAGATGGGTACTGGCGAAAGCCGACGCAGCCGCCACCGCTACCATGAGGCTCGGCATGTGCATCCAGGCGGCAGCAAATAATGGAAATGCTACGACCATGATGCTCATCGGGAAGATCCGGGGAGACACAGCCTTCCCGGACTTCACAAAATACGCGCCGGTGTTTATCTCGTCGGCGACGGTGGGCGCTCTTTCGACCACTGCTCCGGTGGCGAGCGCTGGGCATATCGTCCGGGTGGTCGGTTGGGCGATAACTAAAGATGAGCTATGGTTCCAGCCGGACGGGCTGTGGATGGAGTACGGCTGACATTATGCCTCTGAAAATTTCCGGCGTTCGTTCGATGTACTTCGCCAAAATCAGCGGAGCGGTGAAAAGTGGTGTAGCGAAGATTGGCGGGATACTGCTCCTCGAAGATTTGTCGATGTATACCGAAGTCGATACAAATGGCCGCATATCAATATCGACCACGCGAGCTACAATCACTAATCTAAAGAATAATGAGTCCGCTCTCGTCTATTATGATTTTGGGGCAGATGCGTTCAACGCCCTCGGCATAAATCTGGAATGCAGACTCACGTCGGCTGAAAACGGTGCAGGCGTTACCATCGTGGCTCTCACTACTGCTACCAGGGCGGATGCATCCGCGCTCAGTTCGTCGGAGGTGTCCATACACCTATACAGGAATCCTGGTGGGGAATATCGGCTCTATCTGGCGCGGGGCAATTTCGTAGCATCGGACTATTACGCGATATCTGCAGACACGACATACTATCTTAGTATGCAACGCGCCGCGAATAATGACACGATCACACTCAAGATTTATGCCGAATATGCCCGCACCACCTTGTTGGCAACCTTATCGGTTAGCGGGTTCAGCACAACAAAATACCGGTATCTGTATGCTGTGATGAATTATAACGACGGTGCCAGCGTAACATCCAGTGGGTGGGTGGATAAAATTATGCTGTGACGGGGCGACTTAAGCCGCCCTGACCTCCACCAAACCCAGGAACCGGGCGGCCTCCTCAAACGACAGGCCCCCGGTCGTCGCCGCCACCATGTCTCGGCCAACGAGGATATCTCCATCCCAGCCGCCGTCCAGAGTCCAGACCGACCGGACCTTCGCCCCGTCCGTCACCGCGACAGCCTGGCGGCCTCCGGGGCGGTCGATGGCGAAGATGTCCACCTCGTCGCGGGACATCGGATAGATCACGTCATCCATCGTCAGGTAGACGTCATCCTCGAATCGGTGGACCATGATCAGAGCCCAGCCGTCGGGGCCGAGAACGACGCCCGCCCAGCCCGTCGCCGGGACGCCGTCGGAAGTCTCGAAGGTCCGGACCTGGGCGATACCCGTCCAGATCGATCCGTCCATTTCGTATGTTACATCGAAGGGGCCGATAGTTGCCGCCGATGCCCCGCCGACGATGAGGAGGGCCGCCAAAAAGAGGAGGGGGATCATCTCAGATCAGCCCCTTCTGTGGCGGCGTCACCCTCCGGACGATGTAGCGGCGATCTTTCCCAGAGCCAGAGGTCGTCACCCGGAGGCGTTCCTTATCCAGCGATTTTAGGTTGTTGGCCGTCATGATGGCGAGGACCTGCTGCATCACCTGTTTTGCGGAGACGCTCCATTTCTGGGGGCGGGTCGATCCTTCTACCATCACGTCGAAGACGTACTCAGGCTTTTCGGAGCCGTCGGGGTTCGTGAATCTACTGGTTCTCTTGATCGGCTTTCCCATGATGGTGAGCACCTTCTCATCCTCGTCGCCGAAGGTCACAAAGTCGCCCAGGGAATCCTCTTTCATCTCACTCATCCAGTCTTCCGGTACATACTCTTCTTTTGCCATTTTTCTATCACCTATCGCCCGAAATCCTCATAGATCGAGGGCGTGCCTGGGAACGCGGTGATTAGCCGCGCCCCTGTCAGGGCCCTATCGTCTTTTCCGCTCTCGCCGGATGATATCGATATTATCGACCGGGTAGTACTCGGTGAGGAGGGCGACGTGCTCTCCCACCCCATATGGCCAGCCGTCCGGCCCCGGTTTGAATCGCTCCACCTGGACCATAGTATCGTCGAGGCGGAGATGGACGACCACCTGCCGGACGAGGGCGATCTCCTCGCCGTGAACGGCGAGGCCGTTGGCCTGGCCGCCGTCCATGTAGATGATGATATCGGCCATCTCAGATCACCCCCGACAGATCGCGGGCGATCTCCACCGTCGGGCCATCGTCGTCGCCTCCGACATAAGCCCAGTTGATCGAGATGTAGGGCTTCAGGGTCTCGACCTCAACTAACGGGGCAGCCATGATAGCGGCGCGGAGGGCCTCCTCGTCGGCCTCGACGGCGTCGGTCAGCTCGGCCCTCTTGGCGATCAGGGCGGCATTCTCGCTCTCGAATACCCGATACCGTTCGGCCAGATCCGCCTTCGTGGCGGCAAGCCTCTCTCTCCGGACGGCCAGCTCTCGGAGCCGGTCCGACAGGGGGCGGGCGTCGGTCATCGCTCCACCTTCTCAATGCAGACTTCAATCTTGTCACCCGGAGACAAGTTCAACAGGGCGATGATCCCCTTGGGGATCTGGACCCTGAAATACGCTTCATCTCCGAGCGTCACTGCGAATTGGCCTTTTGGCATAGTACACCCTATTATCCGAAAGGTACTTATAGTTTTCGGATAGGATAGGATACCATGGATGATATCATAAGCGAGGCGGCGGTCGTCGCCCTCGCGAAAGATGCGATCGCCCGGCTCGAAGAGGCGATGACCCTCCCCGGCATCACCGTCGGTGAGGTACAGCTCCGGGCGAAGTATTTTGAGGCCGCCGCGCTGGCGTTGCGGCTTTACGTGGCGCTGAAGGAGGCAAAGAGATGAAAATACAGGAAGTCTACGACGCCATCGACGCCCTACATACCAGGGTCATCGATGAGATGGACGAAGACCCCCAGATCTGCGACATATTGGAGCGGGCGATCGAGGACGTAGACGACCTCATAATCGAGCGGGAGGCGACGAGATGAAGATCGAGGGCGACACTATCTGCTTCAAGACCGGGACCGAGTGGTTCATGGACGAGAAGCATGGATGTAAGCCGTTCACCGTCAGGCTGGCGACGGAGAGAGAGTGGGATGATATCACGACTTGGTGGACTGATTACAAAGATTGTGTCTGCCATATCCAAATATCTGCAACGTTCTCGGGGGATAACTTCGTCCGTCGGGTCATGCGGATCGGAAAAATAGGCGAATTGGTCGGCAGCGGTCTCATTTTCGTGAGCTGGAAACACGAGGAGGGCGAGGGGCGATGACCTCCCCCATCATCTCCCTCCGGATGTCCAGCAACGAGAAGGGCTCCGGCCGGGATGTCGCCCTGATGAAAGAGGTCGATCGCCACCCGGATCGATGGAACTTCGATTTTGCCGAGATCGACCTGGACCTCCTCTTCGCCCTGGGAGACCGCGAGATCCGATGGGAACTGAAGATGCCCCCCGATCTCTTCCATTCTTGGCAGAGCGGCCATTTGGCGGCTCAACTGACCCAAGCCGCTAGTTATGGCCATCCCGCCATGATCGCCGTTCTAGGGGCAAATATGGACGTTTTAGAGGCCATCCCCAAGATAACGAAACAGTCCGGCCTTCTGACCTCCGAGACGCGAGAAGGGTTTGAGGCGGCCGTCGAGCGGTGGGAGGCGGCCTGTTTTGCGGCGGGCTTTCCCGTCCACTATTTTCATGGGGGCCTCGACAACTCGATGAGGAGGATATGCAGATGGTCTCGGGGCTATCTTTTGGGCGAGACGGGGCTTCCCCGGCCGAAGGCGGAGAGCTGGCTAGAATACGCTCTGTGTGGCCTTCCGGGGGTCGGGCCGAAGAGAGCCGAGGACCTCATCGCCGGAGGCTGGCGGGTCATGCTGATCAATTCGCGTTTTTCAAGAGTGATGCTGAACGACGCGGACGATGTCGAATTGTTACGCAAGATCCCCGGTATCGGAAAAAAGACGGCTGAAAAAATCCTGGAGGCGGTGAGGAGATGATAGGTCAGATATTTGGGATCGATCCCACCGAAGCCGAGCGGATAATCGAACGGGCGGCAACGGCGTATCCCGCGTCGGTGGAGATGTTTCAGGAAGGGCTCCGGATCGTCGGGCCGGTGGCGGTGAAGGCGGGCCTCTCCCTCGGAGAGACGGTCGCTGAGCTGGGGAGCCTATATTCACAGGGTTACTCCGAATCGATCTCACGTCACGTGACGTGTCGGGATATCGCCGAAGCCGCGCCGATCAGTACCCGGCTGGCGTTCCGGCTCCTATACATGAGGGCCGCAGGGGAGATGATACCCGTTACATGCGGAAGATCATCAGCGGGCGTCGCGTTGTGGAAAATGCTGGTGAGGAGATGAGCCTCACTACCGGCGCGGCCCGATACCAGAACGCTTACGCCGCCGCTGCGATCTACTATGCCGCCCAGGGAGACGTCGAGGGGCTCCGGCTCGACCTCCTCGACCTCCTGGTGGAGTCGATGCCGAAAGATATATATCCTCAAAGCGTAACGATAATTTGGTAAAGGGGAGCCGGTGCTCCAAAGTCGCCTTACGGGGCGACTTACCTTTCCTCCAATTCTCATTTTGTGGCCATTCTCCTCCTATAATCCCGATCCTCCTCTGTTTCATCGTGCATCGAGGCATGCATGCCGCAGTATCGGGACCATGATTTTCGATACCGGCCGCACCTGTGACCCGACGGGTAGATATGGGTGCATTGGTTCGCCCGGCCCCCTCCGACGAGAGCGCCGAACGATCCGAGCTCCAGGTCTTCGGTCATCTGATTAGAACATCTCCCATAGGACGAGTATCCCCACAATACCCGCGAAGAGTGCCATGTACCAAACCACCAGGAAAACGTTAGCCCCGGACATCAGATCGCCCCCGTAACCGATCCGACGAAGCCGAACGGCGGTGAGGGGGACCACCCCAGCCAATATGCGATGCACACTACTACCACGAAACCTACCACCGCCACCGATATCGTTTTTCGCATCACGACCACCACTTGGTGAGGGCCGGCGAGATCAAAATCAGCGCCGGATCGACGCCGAGACGGGCGGCGAGCGGGTAGAGTTTTGTCCTCGCCCATGACTCGTCCTCGGCCTCTTTGCCTGGGCAGCCGCGCCACAGCCAGCCGCGTTGCACTTCGATTATCAGGGCGGCGATCTCGTCGGGCGAGAGGGGAGCGAACCGGACGGAGCGCGCACCGCCTTCGCATATGCCGTAGTCGGAAAGGGTCANATATCAGACTCCACGAAATGAATTAAATCGGGATAATTCTTATTTCCAGCGTCTACCCACGCCTTGATCAATTTTCGATCACGACTCCATTCACCATGCCCGATTGCTCCTGTGATTTTGGATTTCCATGCTACTCGATATTTCATATATGTCCGACCGCTGTGTACGGTCAGACTCGGCGGCAGGTCGGCTAACCATTCATCGCGTGACCGGGCACGGGTAGTTCCGGGCAATCCCGCTGGGATTTCCGAGGGGTTCGGGGCGGCGGGGGGCATG